AATTTAGAAAGGGTTTGGCAAATGTCAGACCCTTTTTTAATTTAACTTCTTAATAATCTTCAAATTAAAAATAATTTAGTAATTTTAAGGATGATAATAGAAGAAGGAAAATATTATTTATATCGCCACATTCGTTTAGATAAAAATGAAGTTTTTTATGTTGGTATTGGTACAAAATCTTTAAAAAAAGACGGTTATAATTTTTATAAAAGAGCTTTTAATGTAAAAAATAGGACAAGTTTTTGGAAAAAAATCGTTAACAAGACAGATTACAAAGTTGAAATTATTTTAGAAAGTGATAATTATACTTTTCTTTTACAAAAAGAAAGGGAATTCATATCTCTTTACGGTAGAAGAAATTTAGGTTTAGGTACTTTAGTTAATCTCACAAATGGAGGGGAAGGAAAGCAAGATAGAGTCATTACGGATCAACAAAGATTAAATATGTCATTATCTCATAAAGGGAAAAAATTATCTCTCGAAAGAAAAATTGAATCTGTAAGTTATTTAGAAAAAGGCTGGGAGAAGAAAAAAAGACGTTGTTTTTGCTATGATGAAAATGGAAATTTTGTTAAAGAGTTTGAAAGTATCACAGAAGCATCAATTTATTTAACTGGGGATAAAACGAAAGGAAGGCAAATAAATAATGCTTGCAAAGGTTTAAAAAATTCAGGAAATAATAAAATATGCAAAGTAGGAAAAGTGTTAGGATATTTTTGGTCTTATGAAAAGAAAAATAATCATAAAGTCATTATAAAGAAGAAATGGACGGAAGATAGGAGGATCAAATTTAGAAACACTTTTAAAAGTAAAAGCAAACCAATAAAAGTTTACAATGTGATAACAGGGGAGCAATTAATTTTCAATTCATTAATTGAATTATTAGAACAAAATCCTACATGGGATAGATCTCATATTTTAAAAAGTATAAAAAATAATTATAAAGTATATAAAAAATACATAATGACATTTATAGAAAAATAAATCCAGTAAATTTTATAAAAATGGAAGATAAACTAGGAATAAACAATCCAGAATTTAAAATAATTTTAGATTCTAAATGGAATAAGGGAGATATACTTTCTAATGAATTAATTATTTTAGAAAAACCTAAAAGAAAATGGTATAAAGCTTTATTAGAATTTATTAGTTTTAGATATTACATAGCACCTCGGGAATACAAAGTAAAATTATTAAATGAAAGTAAAAAAGATTAGAAACAAGAATGAATTACCTCCTAAAGCTAAAAAATTACCTGAAAAGAAAGTAGTAGTTAGATTTGATTTTGAAGGGGTGGATGGTTTAAAATATAGAATACCTAAAGCAAGATTGAAAATTAATGAAAATGGAGGAGCAAGTTGCCTTATTAAAGACGAAGAAGGTAAATGGAAAGCTATCAAAGGTAAGCTAAAATCTATAAAGATTGTATATGAAACTAAAAAAGTAAACAATGGAACAAGAAGAACTGAAAGAAATTGAACATATTATTTATCTCATAGCTTTAAAAAGAAGACATAGGGATTCATCTATAGAAGTTTATATCAAACATCCTTCTACGATAAGTCATCTTCAATCTATAGGTTATGATGTAAATGAAATGGAAAGAGATTGTTTAACTAAAATTATTGTAACATGGTAAATAATTGTTGGCTTTGGAAGAATAAATGCCTTAAAAATCCCCCTGATGGGTATTATGGGTTCACATACTTTATCACAGATAAAAAAAATAATAACAAGATATACGTAGGAAAAAAGGCTTTCACACACAAATCTAAAAAAGTCTTGAGTAAAAAAGCTAAACAACTTCCTGAAAATAAAGGTAAAAGAGTTATTAGAGGAACTAAAGATAGTGGATGGCAAAATTATTTCGGTTCTTCTAAAGAACTTTTAGAACAAGTAAAATTACATGGAGAACATAATTTTAAAAGAGAAATACTTGAATTTGCAGTAAGTAAAAGTGATTTAACTTTAAAAGAAATTGAAGCTCAAGTTAAATACAATGTTCTTAGAGTAGATTCTTACAATCTATGGATAGGAGGGCGTGTTTATAAAAGATTTTTAAAGGGAAAAACATAAATATATCAAATACTTAGAAAAAGAAAATTCAAATCTAAAACAGATTATTGAAAAGTCTCTTACATTAGAAGAATTAATTATTAATTATGAAGACTACAAAAAATTAAAAAAGAAATACTCAGATGGACACAAGCAAAGTAACAAGAATTGAAGTAATAGACCATCAATCAGAACCTGTAGTTGGAAGAGCATACACTAAATATAATTGTGAAAAAGTAGAATTACAATTACAAGACGATGGAAGAACTTTGAAGATATTTATATCTAAGAATCCAGATTTATTTTGGGAAAAAGCTAAATCAAACTTAAAAGAAAAGAATTTATAATGCAAATAGCGAAGTCAGAATATAGAAAAATAAATAAACTTAGTGCGAGTGACATTAAGTTATTTAATGAAAATCGTTACAAATTTTATATTACTAAAGTTTTAGGCGAAAAACAAGAAGATTTAACTTCTCCAGCAATAGTATTAGGAACACTCGTAGATTTCATACTAAGTGATTGCAGAGGTTCTTTAGATGAATTTGATAAAAGATTTGATGAAAAATTTAAACTCTTGAGTATAAAAAAGGGAAGTGGACAAATGTTTCTTTTAGTAGATGAACTTTTTAAATTTACTCTAAGAGATATGGATGAAGAAGGAAATATAACTTCTTCATTTTCAACTCGTTTTGAAGAAGCATTTGATAAATTACAATCTCAAGATAAATTCAAAGGTAAAAAAGTTGAATGGGCTTTAGAACAATTTAGAAATTCAGATGAAGAAATCTATTTCCAAGAATGTTTAGATTCTATAGGTAAGTATGTTGTTGACCAAAGTATGTTGGAAAAAGCAAAATCTACTGTAGAAATGGTTATTCAAGATGAGAATGTAAATTGGTTATTTAATGGAAAAGAAGGCTTAGATAACTTTGGTAAAACAGTTATTGAGTTTGAATATCTTGGAATGGAATGTAAATGTGAAATAGATGATTTATCTATAGACCATTTAAATAAAAAGATTATTATTACTGAAATCAAGACATCGTATGATATTATGGATGCCTTTGAATACACTTATCTAAAAAGAAGATATGATTTAGCTGCTGCATTTTATTACATCGCTGTTAATCAGAAATTTAAAAATGATGAGAATTTAGATGGTTATGATATAGAATTTCAGTTCTTAGCTGTAGACACATCTAAAGAAAGATTAAGACCTTTAATTTATAAACTTTCAGGAAATGATATTTTAAATGCAGTTAATGGGTTTAGATTAAAAACAGGAAGTTATTATAAAGGATTATCGGAATTAATTGAAGAAATTAAATGGAGTTCAGAAACTCAAAATTGGAATATCNNTNAAAAAGCCTTTGAAAATAATGGAATATTAAATTTAGAAATTAATTATGAATAAATTAGATAAACTAATAAAAGAATTAGATAATGATATTACAGAAAAATGAAATAAAAGACATTATTGATAAAAAATCCGATAAAAAGGGAAATCTATCAATTAGTGAAATTGAATGTCTTAATCTTATCGAAACATACATTTTTTATAAAACAGGTCAAAAAGTAGGAGATATTCAGTCTCCTACTTCTATTTTAAAAAAAGGTATAGCAGGTAGATTAATGGGTGAACATCATTTAAAATTGATGCATATTGCAGTAGATTTTGCTTGGAATTATTTTGCAAAAGAACTTAACAATAGTTTCACAGAAGAAAAATAGAAGATTTTGTATCTTTGTATAAACAAATTAATATGGGGCAATTAGAAAATGTTCAAAAAATAAAAGGTTTTAAATCTCAAATAGAGAAATTAAAAGCTGAAAGAGAACTAATAAAACAAGAAGTTTCTGTAAAACAACAACAAACAAATATGATTAAGAAACAAATTTTAGAAATAGAATCTAAAATTAAAAAATTAGAAAATATTACTGAAACAGAACCCAAAGTTAGTGAACATGCTTTATTAAGGTTTTTAGAAAGAAAACATCAATGGAATTTAGAAACCCTATCAGATTATTTAATCACTCCTAAAATTAAACAAATGTTAAATACATTAGGAGGAAATGGTAAATATCCTCATGAAGATGGTTTTACAATAGTTTTTAAAGATTATACAGCAACAACAATTATTTAATAATTTTTTTTTATCTTTGTTAAATGAATTTATTCGATCAAATAAAAAATGAAAAGTGGGTAAAAATACCTAATTATGATAATTATTATATAAATAATAAAGGTCAAGTAATAAGAGTATATATTAATACAATAACTAAATTAGAACATTGTAAAAAATCAGTATCTTTAAATAAGAATGGAAAAATTGAATCAAGATGGATAATGACTTTAATGAGAGAATTATTTCCTAAAGAAGAATGGGATAAAAGTCTTAGAGGATTTGTGGAAGATTTAGAAGGAGAGATTTGGAAAGACATTCCAAATTTTGATAACATGTATCAAATTAGTAATAAGGGAAGATTAAAAACTTTTTATTGCGATAAAGAGAGAATAAGAATTCCTAAAACTAAAAGTAGAGGATATAAAGAAATAGGATTATCTGGGAAATTATATCCAAAACCAAAACACATAATGATCCATAGATTAGTAGCTGAGGCATTTATTCCCAATCCTGAAAATAAACCATTTGTAAATCATATTGATTGTAATACATCAAATAATTGTGTGGAAAATTTAGAGTGGGTTACTCATCAAGAAAACATGAATCATGCAGTATTAAATGATAGAATGTTCAAAGTATATAATAGTGNGAAGAAAACTCATGAAAATTCTAAATTAGATGAGGAAAAAGTTAGATTAATTAGAAAACTTTATTATGAAGACAAATTAGGACAAATAACAATAGCTAAAATGCTAAATGTTAGTAAAAATGCAATATCGGGAGTTGTAACTTGGAGAACTTGGTTTTATGTAGATCCTGATAAGAAAGAATATTATAAATCAATAAAAGCAACAAAACACAAAAATGGCAAAGAATAAAGAGGAAAAAAAGAGTTTTGCTGAATTAGCAGCAGAGTTAGATAAAAAGTTTTCAGGTAATACAAATACAGAACATTTTGATTTATCTACAGGTTCATTAAGTTTAGATTTAGCATTAGGAGGAGGAGTAAGAAGTGGTAGAATAACCGAATTAATTGCATGGGAAGGGGCAGGAAAAACAACAATTTGTCTACATTTAATAGCTGAAGCTCAAAAAAAAGGATTAAATGTTGCCTATATTGATGCTGAACATGCACTTGATGAAAAATATGCAAAAGCTATTGGAGTAGATTGGGAGAAACTAAAGCCCACACTATTTCAACCTATGAATGGAGAAGATGCTTTTCAATACGGACAGGAATTATTGAAGACTGGAGAATTACAATTATTAATTTTTGATTCTACATCTGGTATGTTACCTAAATCACAAATGGAAGCAGAACCAGGAGGAAGTAATATGGGTAAACATGCTCTATTATTTTCTAAAGAAGTACCAAAAGTTAATATTTTTGCAGCAAATAATAATGCTATTGTAGTATTTGTAAGTCAATTACGTGAGAAAATTGGAATTATGTTTGGAAGCCCTGAAACTACACAAGCAGGAAACACCCTTAAATTCTTTGCATCTAACAGAATTGATTTAAGAAGATCCTTAGAAAAAGAAGGAGATGAAGTAATAGGTATTAATACTAAATTCAAAGTTCTCAAATGCAAAACATCTGCTCCATATAAAACAGGTATAATTCCTATTCTTTTTGGAGTTGGTATAGATAAAGTTTCTGAGATTATAGAAATGGCTACTGATTTAGATTTGATTAAAAAATGGGGTAAAACTATTACTATTTTGGATGGCTCAGAAACTAAATATGATTTAGAAGAATTCAAAACATTATTAAAAGATAATGAAGAGTTTTTTCAAGATTTGAGAAATAAAATTATTAAAACTGTAAAAAATAATGAAAATAATAGCTAAATTTGCAGGAAAGAATGGTTCTTTGGGATATGAAAATGGCAAATATTATTCTCTTACTTTAAGAATGGAAAAAGAAAAAGTGTGGATTACACGAAAAGAAGAATGGGGAGGTTCTTGTGAATATGCTTCCTTTATTAAATTTTTAGAAAAATGGACGGATATTAATACACGATATGATTAAAACAAATAGAACTACAGCCCTTTTATTCCCTTTTTATTCCAATTTTGGAAGTGAATTTATAAATTCTTTTGACAATATTATTGGAAAAACAGCTTCTAATATAAGACTTTATTTAGGAGATGCAAAATACAGTAGTTCTTTTTTAAATTTCCATAAATTGTTGGAAGATGATTTTCTATTTGTACAAGTATTGGAAGAATGTTTTAATTTTGAGAGGCATTTATTACTTATTCAATCCCATGAAAATTACATCACTGATTATGAAGAAGATAATTATAGAGTTATAGTATTAAAGTTAAATGACCCTTATATTAAAGCATTGAGAGAATTTAAGCAATCTAAATATTCTAAAATGTATAACCAAGCACTAGTAGATAATTATTTTTCTGCTTCTAGGTATTGGTATATGATGTATGTAGATGATTTAAAAGCTGTTAAATTTGATGTTTTGACTGATGGTAAGGAAACGACTTTAGAACAAATGGAGGATAAATGGAATGCTATTAATGCTAAAGATTTTTATAAAAATCTAATTATTAGCCCCTATCACATGTTTAGAAAGTCAGAGAACCTTAGAAAATTATTAAGTATAGTTTATAACTCAGAAATACCTAAAGAGAACGAATTGATAACTAAAATTAACTTAAAAGATGAAATATTGAATTATGAAGATTAATGAATACCAAATAGAATCAAAAAGAACCTGTCCTTCTTTAGGAGGAGAAAAATTAGATTTAGCTCACATGGTTTTAGGAATATTTACAGAATTTGAAGAGTATGTAAATTGTACAGATGATGTAAATAGAAGTGAAGAATGCAGTGATATAATGTGGTATATTTCAAATTATTGTACATTTAGAGAATGGGATTTAGATGATTTGTGGAAAAATAAAACCTACAATGGTAATTCATTTATAATAAATACATCCATTTTACAAGATATTGTAAAAAAATTTATTGCCTACAATAAAAAAATAGATGTTGAAAAAGAATACAATATTTTGACAGGTTTAATATCAAACGTATATGACATGTATGATGGAATAGATTATGAAAAAAGTTTAGAAAATAATATAAATAAACTAAAAGTTCGATTTCCTGAAAAATTTACAGAAGAAAATGCAATCAATAGAAATTTAGAAGAAGAGCGAAAACAATTAGAAAATTGATTATGAAAGATGAAATAATAAGTGCTTTTGCTTATAATACAGCTAAAGAAATAGAAAATATAATAATAAATCGAACAAATGTAATTTTAGAAGAAAATCAATTCTTGCAAGCTAAAATACTTAATTGGTATCAACAAACAAGAGATGAAAAATTTAAAGAATATTTTAACATAACAGAATTAAAAGAAGGACATATATGACAGAAGCACAAAAATTATTATCAGATTTTAAATTTTATTCATCTTATTCAAAATATCTAAAAGATGAAGAAAGAATGGAAACTTGGGAAGAATCTGTAGACAGAGTTATGAAAATGCATTATGAAAAATATGCAGATAAAATTACTCCAGAATTGCAATCCTATTTAGATTTTGCAACTAAAATCTATAAAGAAAAAAGAATACTTGGGTCTCAAAGAGCTTTACAATTTGGAGGAGCATCTATTCTAAAACATGAAATGAAAATGTTTAACTGTTTAGTTTCGTATGCAGATCGAATAGAATTTTTTAAAGAAACAATGTATTTACTTCTTTGTGGCTGTGGAGTAGGATTTTCTGTTCAACATAAACATATTGAAACTTTACCCAAAGTAGGTAAAAGATTACAAGGAGTCAAAACTTTTGTAATTGAAGATTCAATTGAAGGTTGGTCAGATGCAATAGGAGTACTAATGTCCTCTTATAGTTTACAAGATTCTAAATTTCAAGAATATTATGGCTATAGAATTGATTTTGATTATTCCCAAATAAGACCAAAGGGAGCTTATATTAGTGGAGGTTTTAAAGCTCCAGGACATGAAGGTTTAAAAAATTCTTTGACCAAAATTCAAGAATTACTAGATAAAGAAATAAATGGAAAAGAAGAAATTTCTTTAAGATCTATTATTGTTTATGATATTATTATGCATATGGCAGATGCAGTATTATCAGGAGGAGTAAGAAGAAGTGCAACTATTTGTTTGTTTTCTCAGGATGATAATGAAATGCTTAATGCTAAAACAGGNGACTGGTATGTAAAAAATCCACAAAGAGGTAGAAGTAATAACTCTGTAATTTTATTAAGAAATAAAACTTCAAGAGAGCAATTTTCTTCAATTATGCAATCTGTAAAAGCTTGGGGAGAACCAGGATTTGTATGGTCAGAAGATGAAGATATAATTTTTAATCCTTGTGTAGAAATTGGCATGTATCCAAAAAGAGAAGATGGAAAAACAGGATGGCAAGGATGTAATCTTACAGAAATAAATGGTTCAATGTGCAATACAGAACAGGAATTTTATGATGCATGTAAAGCTTCTGCTATTTTAGGTACTCTTCAAGCAGGTTACACTAATTTTAAATATGTTACAGATATTACTAAAGACATCTTTGAAAGAGAAGCATTATTAGGATGTTCAATTACTGGTTTTATGAATAATCCTAAAATATTATTTAATCCTGAAATACAAAAAAAAGGAGCTAATATTATTAAAGCAACTAATAAAATAATAAGTTCTTTATTAAATATAAATCAAGCAGCAAGAACTACTTGTGTAAAACCTTCAGGAAATGCTTCAGTTTTATTAGGGACTGGATCAGGTATACACGGAGAACACTCTAAAAAATATTTTAGAAATGTACAAGTTAATAAAGAAGAAGATTTAGGTAAATATATAAAATCTGTTAATTCTAAAATGGTAGAAAACTCTCTTTGGTCTAATAATAATTCTGATTGGGTAATTTCCTTTCCTATAGATGCGAAAGAAGGGTCTATCTTTAAAAAAGATTTGTATGGAGTAAAACAGTTAGAATTTGTTAAATTAACTCAACAAAACTGGGTTGAGGAAGGAACAAATATCGAATTATGTGTTAATAAAAATATTAGACATAATGTATCTAATACTATAGTAGTAGATGATTGGGAGGAAGTAGAAAGTTTTATTTATGAAAATAAACAATGGTTTGCAGGAATATCCCTTTTACCTATGACAGGGGATAAAGATTATGCCCAAGCTCCTTTTACAGAAGTAATAGAAACAGAAGATATTGTTAAAAAATATGGAAAAGCTGCTTTATTTGCTTCTGGATTAATAGTAGATGGTTTACATGCATTTGGACATTTATGGACTGCTTGTAATGCTTTATTATTTAATAACACTATAGAAGAAAATGAGTTTAATAGTTTATTAAAAAGAGATTGGATTAGACGAGCTAAACAATATGCTAATAGATATTTTAATTCTGATGTAAATAAAATGATTAATTGTTTAAAAGATGTTTCTTTGTATCATAGATGGATTGAAATTAATCGAGATTTTAAGTCAATTGATTTTCAAACTATTGAAATAAAACCTTCTTACACAGATGTTGATAAATTGGGAGCTATTTCGTGTTCTGGGGATCAATGTTCTCTGGTATTATAAATAATTTACATATGTCTAGAAAAATAGATTTAGTCAAGAATACTTTATAAAAATGTGTACTTTAGTTAGAGATCAATGTACTATTCAATTATGATAAAAATAATTTTTATATTTGGTTTAATTTGTTTTGGAGCAGGGTGTATCAAGAAATTGATACACCTATGTTCTTTTAGAATTACAATTGAAGAAGATGAGCAGGAGTTTTAAAAAGCATGCCATAGTAAAAGATACTAATAAACTTAAAAAACAACTTGCTAATAGAAAATTTAGGAGAGTCAATAAATTTTTGTTAAAAGATGAAAAACCTTTGAAATTACATAAAGAATTGACAAATCCTTACGATATTTGTGATTGGGTGTTTATTGCAACCAAACGAGATAAATTCTATAAAAAATTTAAAAGAAAATGAGTGAAGGAATTAAAGAATCAGAAGGTAAATTAATGACTATGGAGTTAGATAGTAGATTTACTAAAGAAATGGCTAAAGTAATGACTATTAACAAATCAAAGTATCCACGAGGTAATAAATATAAAGACATTAGTGTAACTTTATTATTTGAATCTATGGAAAGACATTTATTAGCAGTCAAAGAACATTTGCAATATGGAACATCTATTATAGATGATGATGGATGTAATCATTTAGCTAAAGTAGCTACTAACGCAGATATGCTTTTTATACAATTAAATAAACAATATGGAAATACTTAAAATGTTTTTATTAGTTATTCTACAGAATGCTAGTTTTACTTTAGTCAGTAGGGCAAGAAATTCTCCTTCTATACTTTATCACAGTATAGCATCAGTTATTTCAAATGGGGTTTGGCTTTTAGTGATTAAGAATGTAGTACAAAATTTTGATAAACCTGAATTAATGTGGACTTACCTAATTGCTTCTGTATTAGGTTCAGTATCAATGCATTATATTTTAATGAAGCATGTAGAAAATAAAATAAAATAATTATGAAAGTAAAATTAAATAGTGGAGTAGAATATTGGGTAAGTTTTTACCACAACAATTATTCTGAGTATGATACAACTACTCAAAAAGAACTAACTTCTAATACAAATTGTATTATTGTAAACGAATTAAATCCTGGTATTAAAACATCTGCCTTTGCTTTTTTAGCTAAAGGAGATAAATTTTGTAAAGATAGAGGTAGAAAAATTGCACTTAGAAGAGCATTAAATCAATTAGGGTTATCTAAAGAAGTGAGGACTTTATTTTGGAATGAATATCATCTCATGACTAATAAATTAAAAAGAATCAAATGAGTAATTTAGCTAGCATACAAAAAATATTATGGAAAAAAGAAATAAAAGGTGCTGATAATATAGAACTTGTAGGAGTTCTAGGTTGGCAAGTAGTAACTAAAAAAAATCAATTTCAAATTGGAGATTTGTGTGTTTACATTCAAATAGATACTGTAGTTCCAGATAAACCTGAATTTCAATTTTTAAAAGAAAGAAATTTTAGAATTAGAACCATCAAACTTAAAGGTCATATATCAATGGGTCTTATTCTCCCACTATCTATTTTAAATACTGTAGGAAAAGTAGAGAAAATAAATAATGAATTTTATTTTGTAAAATAATTTGCTTTTTAATTTAATTGTACTAACTTTGCATAAAATATTTAATTATGCAAAGAATATACAAAATTACAAATCAAATTAATGGTAAAATTTATATTGGAAAAACAATACTTCCTATAGAAAAAAGACTGAAAAGGCATTTTTATTTAGCAGCTAAAAAAGTAAATAGATATTTATACGATGCTATTAATAAATATGGTAAAGTAAATTTTATTATTGAATTAATAGAAGAATGTGAATATGATTTGGCAAATGAAAGAGAAATTTATTATATTGATTTTTATAAATCTAACAATAAAGAGTTTGGATATAATATGACTATTGGCGGAGATGGGGGTAGAATGCCTGAAGAGAGCTTAAAGAAAATGATTTTGAAGAAAACAGGTATGAAATTATCTGAAGAACACAAACTTAAAATTTCTAAAGCTAATAAAGGAAGAAACCCACACGAATGGTCAGAAGAAAGTAAAATGAAATTAAGTAACTCTTTAAAAAAATCTGGACATAAACCTCCAATTCCAAATTGGTCGGGTGAGACTCATCCTATGTATGGCAAAACTCATTCAGAAGAAACTAAACAAAAATTAGCTGAGTATAGAAAAGGTACAACATGGGAAGAGATTAATGGTAAAGAATCTGCTAAAATAAGTAAAGAAAAAATGTCTAAGAGATTTTCTGGAAGTAATAATGTAAATTATATTGAATTTAATATAGAAGAACATTTAGAAGAAATATTAAACTCTTCTAATATTAGACTTCTATGTAAAGAAAAATATAATATAGTTTACGCTACATTACTTTATAAATTTAAAAAGAAATATGGTTGTACAATAACACAATTTAAATTAAATAATATATGATGAAAAATAACCACGCATATTTAAAATTAAGGAGTATTGTAATAAAGAAAGATAATCTCCACACACTACTTGATAAGTATGATAAAATTGAAATTTTAAAAAATAGAAACACTTTTAAAGATAGTAGTATTATACGAGTTATTCCTTACGTATATATACCATTTCAAGACTTTAGTACTATTTTAGGGGTATGTGCAAATTGCAGTATAAAAAATTCTTTTATTACAGGCATAATAAGCTCAAAGAATACAGGAACTATTTCATATAAAAATATAATTAAATTGTTAGAACTTGAAAAACAGTTTAATGTTAATTTTAGTATTTCAAAAACTATAAAAGATTTAATATGCAAAGAATAAAATTGGAATTAGGTGTTGATGTAACAACTATTTTAGAAATTAAAAAATATGAAAAACCTGATAATAATCCTATTAAATATGAAAAACCAAGAATGCCTAAAATTTGGTATAAAAAATTGATTTATCTACTTAGATATAATATTCTTTACAAGGCTTTTCCATATCTAAGACCTAAAACAAGGAGTCCTTTCCCCACAAACTTAGTATCTATTACAGATGAAGAAAGAATACAAAATATTCCTGAAATTTTAAAAAAATATCAAGGAAAAGAATTTGTAGTTAGTTATAAATTAGATGGAAGCTCAATTACTATTATTCATAATAAAGTTTTAGGAAGTTCTAAATATCGAATATGCAGTAGAAGATTTGAACTGCATGATACTAAAAATGATTGGTATAGGGTGTTTAAAGAAACTAACTTTGAAAACCATATTGTAAAACTTGTAAATCATTATAAAACAAATGACATTATAATTCAAGGAGAGGCAATAGGTAAATTTAATGGAAATTACCACAATCTACAAAGAGATGATATCAGGGTTTTTAATATTTATGTAAATGGAATAAAATTAAAACAAAACGAAATTCTAGATGTTTGTAAACAGTGGAATATACCAGTATGTCCTTTGTACAAAAAAATTATTTTAAACCATTCTTTAGAAGAAATATTAAAAATTTCAGACATACCAGATATTTTAAATCCAAAAGTACCAGTAGAAGGTTTAGTATGGCGTTGTATAGAAGACAATTTTAGTTTTAAGGTAATTAATAATAAATATTTACTAAAAGAAAAATGATTAAAAAGAAAAAAGTTTGCAAGAATTGTAAAACTGAACAATTTATATGGAAAGCAGGACTGTGTAAGTCCTGCTCTTCTATTTTAAATCCTCCTAAAAAGATTTCTTATAAATCAGCTAAACAAAAAATTAAAGACATTGAGAAAAAAGAAAGAACTAAAAAACTACATGAGTGGTTTTTAGAACTATTTGATAAACATTGTTTACAAGATGGGTTTGGAAAATATGTAATTTGCTTTGAAACAGGGAAAAAACTTTATGAACAATACTACAAATTTAATACAAGTATCTATCATCATGTTTTGGAAAAGAGTAAATACCCTCAATTTGAATTTGAAGAATGGAATATTATTTTTCTAAGTCCAGAAGTACATAATCAAGTACACACAGATATTAACAAAACTCTAAAAGTAAAACAAAAAACTCTTGAATTAAATGAGTATAGAATACAAATTAGTTGATTTATTAGACTCAATATGTAATGCATTAGGAACTAATTGTAAAGAGGTTCTTGAGACTAAA